ACGGCTTGACCTCAACACTGAACGTTGCAGCGCCCAACGCCACCAACAACGTCAGCACGCTGACCGCATCTGGCGGAACCACAAACCAGTTCCTGGCAATTGCCCCAAAAGGAACCGGCGGACTTCTTGCCGCCATCCCGGACTCCACCGCAGTCGGGGGTAACGTTCGCGGAACAAACTCTGTTGATTGGCAGACAACCCGCACAGCCGCTGGGCAAGTGGCCTCCGGCGCATCTTCTGTGATTGCGGGCGGGGCAAACAACATAGCGGACGGGAGCCTGTCTGCCATTGTTGGCGGCTCAACGAACCAAGCAACCGGGCCAAACTCTTTTGTTGGCGGCGGCTTTACCAATACAATTTCTGCCGCAGGTCAGTACGGCGGCATTTTGAATGGCAACAACAACGCCATAACTGGTTTGTCGTCGTCAATTCTTGGCGGCGGGTACTCAACCGACCGAGGCATTACGCACGCAAGGGTGTTTGGTTCAAACAACATGAATCAGACCGCATCGACCGGTTTGCAGCAGGCAATTGATTTGCAAGTTGGTTTTGAGACTTCAACCGCCACGCTGCAAATATTGAACTCACAGTCAACCGGCGCGGCCAGCGCAACCAATCAAATGGTGCTGGCAAACAACACCGCTTACGCATTCCAGATCATTTGCATTGCTGGTGTGACAACCGCCGGAGCCTCAAAAGCTTGGCGCATCACTGGGGCAATCAAACGTGGCGCAAGCGCGGCCAGCACGATTTTGGTTGGCACCCCTTCCGTTGACATCCTGGCCGCAGACGCGGCAGCATCTGCATGGCTCTTGAACGTTGTGGCAGACACAACAAACGGAGCCTTGCAAGTCCAGGCAACAGGCGCAGCCGCAACGACAATTCGTTGGAATGCAAAAATTCAATCTGTGCAAATTGGGTTCTAAAAATGCCAGTACAGCTTGACAACTCTGGCCTGGGAACTGTAACCCTCACGCAGAACGCAGCGTTCACTGCAACGAGGACATACACGTTCCCGTCGGCCCAGGGCGCAAACACCGAGCTATTGCGGTCGGACGGCGCGGGAACCCTCAACTGGGCCGCAAACAACGGCCTGTTTACCGCAATGGCAACCACGCTGCTCACCACCGGCGCTGGGGCGACAAACAACATCAGCATAATCAACCCGTTTCCGACTCCAACCGGAAGCACCAACATGCTGCTGGTTTTTTCTATACAAACGCCAAACGCCGGTGCCACCATTTGGCAGTCTCAAGTAGCTGACGGCACAGCAACTGGCGGAAACACCCGTGGCGGAGCTGGCGCGGCATCCGCGATTGATTTTCAAAAGTCCAGAGCTGCGGCAACGCAAGTTGCGTCCGGTTCGCAAGCCGCTCTTTTTGGCGGGGCAAACAACACTTGCTCGGCAAACACCAGCACCGTTGGCGGCGGCTTTGGAAACACTGTTTCGGCAAACGGCGCAATTATGGGGGGTTCTGGCAACACCATAAGCGCCACCGTTGGCGGTCAATACAATATTTTGGGTGGTTCAGGAAACACAATCAATTCCACTGCCGGATCAGGAGGCGCTCAAATTTTGGGTGGCCTAAACAATACGAACGGCGGTGCTTCCACAACAATTTTGGGTGGCTACGGCCAGCAAGCCAGGGGGTATATCGGGGCCATGGTTTGGCCCACCGCAAACCCATTGGCGCTGTCGTCCACGAACAGTTTGTGTCAAACAGTTTCTATGACTACCACTGCCAGCAGGTCTACTATTGGCACAACCACAACCACAAGCGACAACGCCGCAATATCGGCCACCAATACGTTGGCAAACTCCGTCAGTGCCACAACGTTTATTGTTGGGTATGCCATTTCTTCCTCAAGCGCTGCCAATAGCGCCAGGGCTTTTACGTATGACATGTTGGTCAGAAAGGGCGCTACAGCGGCAACTATGACGAACATTGGCGGCTCTGCCGTCACAAACATTGCGGGTAACTTGGCAACCGTGACTGTAGCCAAAAACGTCAACACCACCACAGGCTCGGCAACCGTTGATATGACTACAAGTGCCGCCGTTGCTTTGAATTTGAATAATTTTATGATTTCGCATGAGGTCACGTACTAGCCATGCCAATACAACTTCAATCAGCAGCGGGTACGTCGGCCAACACGCAGCCGTTGATCTTTACAACCGGAACGTCTGGAAGCTACACCATACAGTTTCCAGCCACCAACGGAACCGCAAATCAGGTGCTGAGAAACAACGGCAGCGGAGTGCTGACTTTTCAGGCTCTTGGGGCGGCCGCGCCGGTCGGCTTTACGTCCCCGGCAGTCGGCGTAATTACGGCTTCTGGCGGCTCAACAAATCAATCCGTTGCAATCATTGCAAGGGGAACTGGCTCCATTCAAAACATGGTTCCAAACGGGGCGTTTGGCCCCGGCTCAGGCAACCCACCGGGGGATAATTGTTGGCAATTGATGGGGCCGTACAACGCAATTGGACAAGGGTTTACTGGGTCAAGAAACATCAGTTTTAGCTCTTTTAGCGGCACCACAGTCACGATAGGCTCGGCGGTTTCGCAAACTGTCAATATATTCGGCCGTGAAACAAAGATTACCTCCGGAAGCAACAGCGTGCTGATCAACGATCCTATGTCCCTAGCGGGTCGAATAGTCACGGACAGTTTTATTGCGCCCAGGAGTTACACCGGCTCGGTCAATGAAACAACATATTTTTCATATCAAGGGCCGTGCCAATCAGGCACCAAAACTTCCGTTACCGGCAGTTTTGGCGGCGGCGTTGGCCCGCACCTTCTCATTGGCTCAAACATCTCTGCGCAGGCTGGCGCTGGATTTGACTGCCCCTTGCCAAATGCGTCGACGGGACTCCTCGGTGTCATCACTAGGTACGCCGCGTTTGGTTGCGTGACGACAAGCAACACCTTGCAGTACATGGTTCCAAACGGCGCTTTAACGACGGCGGCACCAGCCGCTCAGTGGGGTTCAATACCAAGAATTCTTGATGGCTCTGCTACGGCAAAACAGATATTTGCTTACGGCTCTGTAATCGCTATGACCGCTGGCGGTGCTCAATACAAAATTTGGCGGTTTTACCAATTGCAAGACAACGTGAGCGCCGCGCAAGGGGCCATAACTGTAATTGCAAACAGCGCGGGCGCGGCGGGCTGGACGCTTGCAAATGCAACCGGCACCTTGCTCTCTGGAATGACTTTTTCTGCCACCGGCGGAGTTGTTGACACCATTCGGTGGTTTGGATCATGCTGGGTTTTGGAAGCCTCATAAAAGTAATTTAACATGTCAATAGCACTGAACAATTCCAATGCCGGGGTCATCACGCTGACGACTGAAAACGTGGTCGGAACGCCGTACTCTTTGGCTTTTCCGCTGGCTTACGGCACTTCCACAAACTTTATGGCAACCGACGGTGCCGGAAACGTTGCTTGGGTTGCGCCAACAGCATTGGCGTATGGCACTGCGGCTTTAGGCACCACCGCGCCAAACACTGTAAATTTCGTTGGTTCATTGACGTTAACCAGCGCACCTATAGTTCATGTTTTTCAACCAAAAGGTTCCGGGGCCAATATTTGGTCAAACCACCCAAACAATGGCACGCTTTATGGCAATGCCAGGGGTGCCTATGCAACCGAAATCAACATGGTTGGCACATGGGACTTGGACACCGACGTTGCGTCCGGAACGGGGTCGGTTGCGGTGGGAACCAGTTCAATGGCGGCCGGTGCATACTCGGTTGCCTTTGGAACCAAGTCAAGAACAAGCTCAGATTATTCCGTTGCAATTGGCCGGGGGTATCTTGGCTCAAACGCGCAGTATTCGGTTGCAATTGGCCGTGGCTCTTACACCACCACGCCAACCACATATGGGACAAACAATCAATACTCGGTCAGCTTGACCACTGATACGCCGTCTGGTGGCAATTACCAAGCTCACCTTGGCGGCTCCGGTAACGCCCTCAAGACGGGCGTTTACGGGGCTTGCATATTTCCCAACTGGGTGTTTGGCCCGTACACGTCAAACGTTGGCACGGACGTTGCCAAAAGGTTTGCCTACAACGGCGCGTTGCGCACCGTAAACGCAACTCCGGCAAATGTGTATGCCGACTCATCCTCGGCCACCGGCAACGGGTATTTCAAGCTTGAGGCAAGAAGCATCAGCGCAGTCGTAGATATTGTGGTTGTTGCGGCCGTCACCACGACGGGCGGGGATTGCAAGGCTTGGCGGATGCAAAACGGGGCTGCGGTTCCAACAGCAACTGGGGTTTACCAGACCGACGCAACCACCACCGTGACCACCATTACGGCCATCACTTTGGGCAACACTTACGCGTCCGCAGGTGCGGCAAGCTGGGCCGCTTCGGTTGCCGTGGACAACACAAATCGAGCGTTAACTGTTACAGTTACAGGTCAGGCGGCAACCACAATTCAGTGGTACGTCTGGATGTGTGTTGATTCATTAACCTATGCATAAGGAGAAACTGCGATGAGCGAAGAACTGCAACAAAAAATGAAAATCACCCTGGAATTGGCAAACCAAATCCTGGCGTACTTGGGTCGTCAACCATACGAGCAAGTGTTCCAGTTGGTTCAATCCATCCAGGAAGCTCATAAACAAAATTTCATGCCTCAAGTTACTTCAATGGAAGTCCCCCCAGAAATCCCCCCAGAGGTGCGGCAGGCCATCAGTGACGCCGAGGTCAAGTAACGTTTTCAAGGAGTTAATCATGAACGAAGAAACCCAAGATGAACAAACCGAAGGCGTGCAACCGTCCGAGGAAGTGCCGACGTATGAGCCGCTTCGCGCCGAGCTAATGGCTAGGCCCGAAGGGACTTTGCCTGAGTTTGACGCGCTGCCGGATGACCATCCGGACAGCCCATATTTCTCGCAAAAGGACATTGACCCCAGCCAGCGAGTTTGGCCCCCGGCATGAGCGAAGACGACACGGCAACGCGCCTTGCCGTTCACGAAGCGGTATGCAACGAACGTTACAACAACATTCATAGCATGCTTCGTGACGGCGACAAGCGGATGAGCAAGATAGAGATTCTTCTTTATCTGCTCATTGTTGCCGTGTTGCTCGGCCCAGGAACGGCTGCCGAATTCGTTCGCAAGCTTATAGGAGTCTGAGCCGTAGACCCGATAACGGCCTTTGCGTTGTGCAAATCGGCCTATGAGGGCATAAAAGGCTGCGTTGCCGTCTACCAGGACTTGAAGAAGACGGGCAACGATCTGAGCAAGATCACCGGCGAAGTTGGCGGCGCACTTTCAAATTTTTTCAAAGGCCACGCAGAGTTGGAGGCCAGCCATGAAAAGGCCGAGTACCAGCGTGAAGAAAATCAGAAAAAGGGGATCAAGGACGACCTTGCCACGCAAGCCATAGACAACGTGATGTACCTGCGGCAGACCAAGGCGTTCTACGCCGATCTTGAAAAAATGGTGCGCTGGGAGATGGGTCAGCCCGATCTCTGGCGCGAAATTGTTGAAGAGTACCAAAAACTGTTGGATCAGAAATCGGAGCAAGCGGCACGGGAGTTGCACCAAAAGCGGGTGAAGGCATGGCAGCGACAAAGATTAAAAAATCTAATCCTGGACAGGGTGCTGGAAACGGTGGTGGTGATTTTCGTAGCAGGCTACCTGATATGCCTAATGATGATAATCAATCTTCAGCATCGGGGTCTTTGGGATACCTTTTTGTTTTAGTGCTGTTTGCGTTGGTGTTCGTTCTGGCGCTGCCACTTGTCGGAATGCTGTACGTGGACACCATGGTGGTGAAACGTGAGGCAAAAGCGCAAATGGAAAAAGTTGAAAAGCTGCGTAAGCAGGTCGAAGAAAGTCAGAAGAAGGAGGAGAAATGATGGATCTGTTATCAGGGCTGTTAAAGAACATAGCGCCTGGGTTGGCAACTGTCGTTGCTGGGCCTCTCGGCGGTATGGCGGTTAAAGCAATTGCCGACAAACTAGGCGTTTCTGATACCGTGGAAGCCGTGGCAAACGCCATCCAGGCCGATCCAGAGGCCGCCATGAAGCTGGCCGAGATTGACCTCAAGCAGTTCCAGTTGGAAAACGAAGACCGTGCCAGCGCACGGCACATGCAAGAGGTGGCCTTGCAACAAGATAGCTGGTTTGCTAAAAACTTCTTGTATCTGTTTACCTCAATTTGGTCAGTTTTTGCAATGGTGTTCTTTGCACTGGCGTCATTCTTTACTATCCCAGAAGCTAACACTCGTATTGTGGACACCATCATTGGCGTGCTGATTGGCACTGTGCTAACCGGATTTTTCAACTTTTTCTTTGGCTCATCAAAGGGCAGCAAAGACAAGACGGATGCACTGGTAAGGAACGTAAAATGAACTTGTCACCTCACTTCACTCTTGAAGAGCTAACCCACACGGACCACCGTGAACTGGAGAACATCCCAAATGAAGCTGAACTTGCAAACCTTAAAAGACTGGCTGAGTTCCTTGAAGCAGTCAAGACTGTCCTTGGCGGTAAGCCGATCATTGTCAACAGTGCGTTCCGCTCTAAAGCGGTTAACGACGCGGTAGGGTCCAAGGATACCAGTCAACACAGAACAGGATGTGCTGCCGACATTCGTGTCCCAGGCATGACCCCTGATCAAGTGGTTAAAGCCATCATTTCAGCCGAGCTGTACTACGACCAAGTGATCCGTGAGTTTGATCGCTGGACTCATGTGTCGATACCTAACACAAACGGGTTGCAGTCTAGAAAACAAGCCTTAATTATTGACAGATCCGGTACACGAATGTATGCTTAGTCATATAATGGCGGACAGGACTAGACCCTAAAGGAGACACTGTCGATGGCCACAGCATCAGTGATGACTTATGATAGTCTAGTCGAGAACATTCAGTCGTACTTAGAGCGTACTGATGCTGCAACGATCGCAAAGATACCGTTGTTCATCATGTTAGCCGAGCAAGTGATTGCTTCGCAGATTAAGTTTCTAGGCAATCTTACAGTCAATACAAGTACCATGATCATAGGTACGTCTATTGTTCAAAAGCCTGCACGTTGGCATAAATCAGTATCTATGAACATCACTGTTGCAGGTGTTCGTCAGCCTGTGTTGCTTCGTAAGTATGAATACATCAGGAGCTACTGGCCTAATCCTGCATCAACAGGCACGCCTTTGTACTATTGCGACTACGATTACACGAACTGGTTGATCGGCCCTACGCCTGATGCGGCTTACAACTTTGAAGTGCTTTACTATGATAGATCACAACCGTTAGATTCTAGTAATCAGACGAACTGGTTTACGATTTATGCACCACAAGCATTGTTGTACGGTTCACTTTTGCAAGCAATGCCATTCTTAAAGAATGATCAACGACTTGCATTCTTTCAGCAACAATACGATCTTGTCATTGCAACGCTTACCACTGAAGATAAGCTGCGCATTGCTGATCGTCAAGCCATAGCGGTGGATTCATGAGTTACGTTTCTCCATTCACAGGCGATGTTATTCAGCCAACTGATGTCTCTTTTAGAGCCGTTACTCTATCTGCTAACACACAATTGCAATGGCCTATCAATGGCAATGCAACAGATGACTATGTGGCAAGAATTATGCAGGTCACGGCAACGACAACAAGTTTGTCGTTGTATATGCCGCCGGCTAATCAAGCTTCTGTAGGCAATGACGTACTTGTTCGTAACGTAGGTGCCAACTCATTCACCGTTAAAGACTACGCCGGAACGAACACAATCATCACGATTGCTGCAGGTGAAGCAAAATACGTTTACATTACAGCAAACCCTAATGAACAAGGCACATGGGGCATCATTGCATTTGGCGTAGGCTCATCTACTGCTGACGCTGCAACATTGGCAGGCTACGGGTTGTTGGCAATCACAACCACGCTAAACCAAAGCCACCCTGTTACACAGTTTTCATCGCCATACACTGCTATTGACACTGATCGTGCGCAAATGTATGCATGGACAGGCGGTGCAGGAACGCTTACTCTTACATTAGCCACGACGCTTGGCAATAACTGGTTTATGTTTTTGCGAAACGCAGGAACAGGCACGCTGACTGTTGCAGGGCAAAGCGGAAACACGATCGACGGCTCAACTACGATTGCAATGCAGCCAAATGATTCTTGTATTCTTGTTTGTACAGGCACAACGTTTTACACAGTAGGCTTAGGCAAATCTACACAGTTTGCGTTTACACAGCTTACGAAAGCAGTTACATCAGGCTCATACACACTAACTGCAGCTGAAGCGTCTAACGTTGTTCAAAAATACACAGGCGCATTAACAGGCAATGTGACGATTGTTGTACCACCAACCGTTCAAGTGTACTATGTGGTGAATGCAACCACTGGTGCATACACAGTAACACTTACAACAGGTAGTGGAGCAACGGCAGTTCTAACGACGGCAACACAAGCAACTCTAGTTTGTGATTCTGTTAACTTGTATAACGCCAACACAATTCTTGCCGGGTCAAGCACGATTAGTTTGCAAGACGGCTCAGTAGGCGCGCCTTCACTTGCATTTGCATCAGAAGCAACAACAGGCATATATCGAGCAGGCACCGGTCAGTTCAATACTGCCGTGCTTGGCGTACTTGTGTCAACAATAAACGCAACCGGGTTAACGATTGCCGGAACAGGCACATTTACGAGCGGCATATCAGGGGGCTCGTTTTAATGACGCTTAAAGTCTTTTCACTAAACACTTTGCCAGGGGTTCAACGTGACGGCACAGTGCTTGATGCAAATGCTTACAATGCAGGCCGATGGATAAGATTTCAGCGCGGTCGACCTAGAAAAATAGGTGGCTATCGATCAGTAACTAATCTAGCTACGGGGTATTCTCGCGGCATCTATGTAAATTCATCTAATGGCACCAACCAGATTTTTAATGGCACATCTGGCGCGCTTGAAGTGCTTGCTATTGACAACAGTGGCATTGGGTCAGGCGTGAACCAGTTTACGCTGTCTGACTTTACGTCATCAGTGCTTAACATTTGGCAGTTTGATTCTTTATTTGATGCAGGCGGTTCTGGTGATCAGCTACTTCTTGCACACCCAGGTCAAAACCTTGCTCAAGTTGATGCAATTGCAAACACGCCTGTTTTGCAAGGCGACATCAACGGCACTACAATGTCTAAAATTGGCGTGTTTAGTATTGCAGGTTGCACTAAAGCCAGCGGTTCAAGTTTCTTCACATTGCCTGCGGCAGACACGCGCGTTGGCGCAGGTCAGTCAGTGAGCGGAACAGGTATTGCAGCAAGCACTGTAGTGACTTCTGTTTCCGGAACTCAAGTTAACATTTCAATTAACACAACTAACGCCACTACTGCAACAATCACGTTTGACAACAATGTCTCGGTATCAGGCGGTGTTGTTGTATTGCACCCATATGTGTTTGTCTACGGTAACACTGGGCTAATTAAGAACTGTGCGGCAGGTGACCCAACTGACTGGGTTAGCGCAGACGCCAATGAAACCAACGCTTCATCAACTAAGATTGTAAAAGGCTTGCCTGTTCGTGGCGGCTCTAACTCACCCTCCGGCTTGTTTTGGGCTGTTGATTCGCTAATTCGTGTGTCGTATGCGCCAACAACGGTAGGTGCAAGTACTATCTTTTGGCGATATGACGTGATTTCAAGTCAGTCATCTATCTTGTCATCTTCATCAGTGATTGAGTATGACGGGGTGTACTATTGGTGCGGCGTTGACAGATTTCTGATGTACAACGGCGTGGTTAAAGAAATCTCGAACAACTTTAATCAGAACTACTTCTTTGACAATTTAAACTATGCTCAGCGACAAAAAGTCTGGGCTACTAAAGTGCC